GCGTACTTGTGCTTCCATCTCCTTTTGTGATTGTCACAGTTTTCCCGTTGATGGAAATATCGGTAACCCCTTTATTGAATAATGCTTTTACTTTCGCCCATAGTTTCCTTACTCCATCTTTATCAAGATATGCCACAATTACACCTCACAAATCTCGTCTAATTCGTCCATTGTTATTGGAAATAGCTCTTCCCTTGTTAGCCAGCTTTTTGTAGACACATCATAGATATAGGTTGCATCTGTATCTGTTGCATATGCTTTACTGCCGCTTTCAAGAGAATCGTATTTAGGCAGATATGTAAAGTCTTCCGAAAGAAACGTGTATTCCCTTACACGCCCTCCACTTCGTATCTTTGTGCATACGATAGACCCCATATATGGTATTACTTCACCGGCTTCATATACCTGCCCATCCTGTATCGTTCTATAAGTCGCCTTCATCTCCTATACCCCCAGTCTTTTTCTGGAAGTCATCAAGAAGCTGCCTTGCCTGTTGCTCCTGTTGCTCTTCAATTGCCTGATACTTGGTGTCGAGATACGGTTTTGACAGGAGAAATACTTTCTCAGCGTCACCCCATAAGCCTACAGTGCGAATTGCCACAAGTGGGTGGATACCGCACTCTAGCAAGTACTGTAGTGACTGACACTTCACTACCATATTGTCAGTAGGGCTGTGGTTAATCTGTACATCAAAGTCTCGCAAGGTAAGCTTTAAGTCTTCCTTATAGATTCTTAAGATGTTAAGAACAACCGAGATCAGACGCTTCTCGCTTGATTTCACAAGCGGGTCTTTCAGTTTTGCTCGTGTCTTGCTGAAATCCCATCCGTTACGAAGCTCTACAGCGCCTTGACTGTCACCGCCCGTGTTGCCCTGCTTGTTCGGAATAGCAAGAATCGTTAGAGCATTGTCCAATAAATCTTGCTTGGCAACCTGTGATTCTGTCTGGTTAAGCTCCTGTGTCATAATGTCAACATCAGCTTTGTTCTCACCGTTGTTTGACTTCACAACCAATGCTCCATTGGTTTTCATCTTCTGGAATGTTTCTTCATCAATGGAACAGTTCACGAATTTTACCCACGACTGTACGAACTGTTCTACTCCGTCCATTCTGTTTGACTGCATATTGTTAATGGCATCAAGGATTTCTATTGCAAGCTCAATATCCGATACTCTTTCATGATTGTTTGGATATTCTACAATCGGGATACTACCATATGCGTGTAACTCCCAGTCCATCACTTTTCCATCTTTGATGTCACACTGATGTGTCGATGTGAAACATCTACTATAAGACTTTCCGCTTTCGTCTCTAAGCTCCTGCACCGCAAGCATTGGCTCTTCCGTGATTCTTG